AAAAGATGTGTGCGCGAGCTATATACGAAGCATATTTTAATGAGCAAGAAATTCTAGATTATTTGATGTATAGATTAAACACAGATTGTGAAGCATTTATTCAAGGTTTTCCGCTAGTTCTTGATTATATTGAATATATAAAAAATGCCCGTATTGTAACTTGTGAAAATATTCCTGTTATTACGTATGTATATAATACACTATTACGCGAGCCAGGAGATAAGGAGCTAACACCTGATGATGATGCAGCACTAATCCTTAATAATATTCAATGCTTCTTTGATATTGATGAGGACAAACTTGTTAATGAGCTATTGGAACTAATTAATGACAAATTTGTCATTAATGGTTAAAAAAAAGCATATTCAAATTTATAACATTTTTTTTTACATAAATTCATAACATAATTTACTACAGTAATAGAATTTGCTTTGCTTCTTATAAAATAAAATATTGAAATTATATTTTTTTTGACATACGTGACATATAATATTAGTATTAGCTAATATAATATGCAGTATGTCGTTAGGGAGCTCTTTTAAGGATAACATATATACTTATATAAATAGCTCTATAATTTAATCAATTTTATTTCCAAACTTATTGTTAATAATTTCTAAAAAGTTATTTAAGCTCTGTATAAGAGGTATGGATTTATTACACAATAGTTGTAATGTGCAACGACTAGTGCCTTTTTTATCATATAACAAATAGAATTTATTACTATCTACTTCGTGATTTTTAATTGAAATATATTTGGGTAATATTACAACATTAGTATTAGTGTCATTAGCATTTATCGCATCATTAGCATTTATCGCATCATTAGCATTTATCGCATCATTAGCATTTATCGTATTTAACTCATTTAATATTTTTTTAATTTGATTTAATTTTTCTATTATACTTATTTTATTAGACTTGGAAGAAATATATGTTTTGTTTTTTTCTTGATATGGATGTTTTTCTATTTTAAAGTATTCTCTATATAGTTTTTTTTCATTATTATAACACTCGTTATAATAGTTAATATATTTAGGTATATTCAAATCTGCTAATGTGCTAGGTAATTTAATCGCATTGTGCTTTCTTGTTCTCTTGCATTCATCTTTTTCTATTATAAAATTCTTTGACAAGTCATTCTTTGACAAGTCATTCATTCATATATTTAAATATTAGATTAAAATACTACCGTTTTTGTTAAATATAACCAGAAGAAAAGACCTACTATTGCTTTAGAAATTAAGTCTAGTACATTATATCCAAACATTTTAGTTGATTCCTTTGTATGATAAAATACTCCATAAAGCGACCATACTCCTAAGAAGATCCAAAATATATACTTTGATTGAGATGTTATTTTTGATCCAGTCATATACAGCTTCCAAATGGTTCCATATGTCAGAAAAAAGAATATAAAACTTATAAAACTTGCTATATTTTTAGTTAATAGTCTAATTTCTCCTAAATAACCGAATAGCAACATTGCAAAATTGAAAGCAAACGTTAATAATAATGGATAAATCTTAACTTGCTTTTTATTTTCATAACCCAACACCATAGCAAGAGCTAATAACATAAACGGAGTTGTGATAAACCAATCAGTATAGCGCATATTATTGATTTTTGCTATAGGAATAACAGATGCTACTTTGTCATTAGTTTCTGTTGTATTTGGGTCTTGACTTTCTTGTGGTTTTGGTATTTCTTGTGATTTTTTAATTTCTACTATAAATAATCCGTAAAAATAACACGCTATAACTGAAATACACGTTTCAATATTCATAATATGACGCACTGTAGGAATAGGTGTTCGTAATGCTTCGGTAAATGTTATTACACCGGTTGTAAGTAAAAATACATATGTTAAATAAAAACTGCTCAATACAAAACTTATATTCATATTAATAATGAAGTATATAATAATTATTGTTATTTTATTTTATTTTATTTTATTTTAATTTGATTTACTAAAATAAAATGCTAAATGCTAAATGTTAAATATAAAGAAAAACACAAACAAAATTTATTATTTAATTGCTGTACGCTAAACCGCCCATACCCGACATAATGCGGAGAACGTTGTAGTTAACCGCATATACGCGCACCTTCGCGGTGGAAACACCCTGAACAGTCGCGTTCGAAAGAACTAGCTGTAAAGTGGCATTGTCAATGCGTGAGAAATTGCAGGTGCCCGAAGGCTGGTGCTCTTCCGGTCTTAGAGCGAATGAGTAAACATTAATACCGGTGTCGGGAGCACGGGTGTGGTGCTGGAAGGGCTGGACGAGGTCGAAATAGGTGCCTTCACGCTCGGAGAAGCGGTCTTGGCCGTTAAGCTGTAATTTGGCAACTACAACTGGATTTTCACCCCAGCAATGCATATCAATCGCGGTTTCAGCTAAAACGAATGTGCCGGCATCCGAAACACCCGATTCAGTTGTATTCATAGGACCACTAGCAGTTGATGGAGCAGCAATCGATGTAAATCCAGTTCCGGGTACTAACTCATTAGAGAATGGGTCTTGGAACATCGATGAGCCACTAATGAATTGACCACTGCCAACAAGGGTCTTGGCACCGAAGGCGTGAATAGCATTGGGTAGCGCATCTAGCGCATCGGTGTAGTTGAATGGCTGAGCACCTAGCAAGTGATTTAGCGAATGGTTGCTTGTGAGCGACGCGCAATAATCAACATTGATGTCGGGCTGGACAACCCAGATTAATTCTTTGCACGGGTGATTTAAATTTAATTTGATCTTGTTGGACGACGAACCAACCGACTCGTCGCCAGTGAATTGAAGCTGTTCAATCAAGTATTCGTGGGGGTTTTGCGCCATACGTCTGCGCTCATCGGTGTCTAAGAAAATGTAGTCAACAAAGAGCGAGGCAGCCGCTAACGACTGTTTGTATGCATTTGTAACTTTGACACCCGCACCGGTGATGTCAGTAACAGCCCATAGGCACTCTTCGATGTTGCGAATGTCTAAATTGATTTTTACTTCGTGGTACTGTAAAGCAATTAATGGAAGAGCTAGACCGGGGTTACGGCAATACCAGAACTGTAGTGGAACATATAGAGTTGTTTCGGGTAACGCATTGCGGGGAGCACACACCTGACGAACACCATCGGCGGAGCAAGGGCCGTCAACATTGGCGAAAGTGGGGTCGCAAATGTATGTTAATTGGGTGGTGTTGCCAATCATTTTGTAGTAGCCACGTTCTTGCTCTTTTGATAGTGTTAGCTGATTCCAAATGTGCATCCAGTCGCCATATTGACGGTCAATACGCTGGCCACCAATTTCAACTTCAACTTGCGAAATTAACTGCTCACCGGGGAAGTCTAGCCATCTGGCAAACACATCACCGGTAGTATTCTTTAAGCTTTGACCGATTTCAGGGAGTGTAATCTGTAAATAGGTGCGGAAAGCTAAGTCACCGTTGCGCGAAATGGTGCAAGTAACACGGCGACCGAAGTCAGCTTGGCCGTTGAAAGTTTGCTCAATCGATTCCATCGCGAAGTTAGTGTGACGACGATAGGTGACCTTCCAGAAAGTAATTTGGGGATTACCTGTTAAATATACATCTTGAGCGCCATAGGCGACTAATTGCATTAAACCACCAGCCATTTTTTTATAATATTCCTAAAGAAAAAAAATTTTAAAAATTAATTTAATTAATTTAATTAATTTAATTAATTGATTTAATTGATTTAATTGATTTAATTGATTTAATTGATTTTTATAATTGAATTAAATGAAATTATTTAATTACAAAAATTAATATATAAATTTTTAATACACTAAAAATATAATTAGTCTTAATATGAAGAGAACTGGCGTTATAAAAACTACGCTTGACAATAAACATAATGAAATAATAAATTCATTTAAACATAATGAAGAGGTAGTCATCCCTAAATGTTTGAAACAAATTGAGAAATTAGAACTTATGTTAATTAAAGCAAAAAATAAGACAGAAATAGTAGAACTTATTAATAAAAATAGAAACACAATAAAAGCTCTTAGAAACAAAGAAAAGAATTATTATTTAAATAATTCTAAATATATTTTTGATTATTTTGAAAATAAAAAAAATATATCATCAAATGAGATGGTAGAAAATCCTGACAAAAATAATATTGTTAAACAATTTTTTTCATTAAATATAATTCAAGATGCATCTAATAATTTGTTAGACCATTCAAATAAAAATGTATTAGTTAAAAATGATAGTAATAAAAATATAGATAAATATTTTAATAATATTGATCCTAATTATTTAAATTATGACAAGTTTATTTATCCATCTGATATATGTAATATATGTAATAATGGAGAGCTTATATTTGTTGAAAGCGAAGGTATGACAATATGCTCTAATTGCTCTAATAGTATTAAATATTTAATAGATATAGATAAACCATCATATAAAGAACCACCTAAAGAAGTATGCTCTTATGCATATAAACGGATTAACCATTTAAAGGAGATTTTGGCGCAATTTCAGGCTAAAGAAAGCACAAATATACCTGATGAAGTTTTTGAAAACATTAAAAATCAAATAAAGAAAGAACGCATAAGTTTGAGTGACTTGTCAAATAAAAAAACCAAAGAAATATTGAAAAATTTGGGCTACAATAAATATTACGAACATATACCATTTATTAAAGATAAATTAGGAATTAGACCACCTATTATGAGTGCAGAGCTCGAAGAAACACTATGTAATTTATTTATGGAACTACAAAAGCCATATTCGAAATATTGTCCTAAAGAAAGAGTAAATTTTTTAAACTATTATTATACATTATATAAATTATGTGAATTGTTAAATGAACGCAGTTTTTTACCATATTTTCCTATGTTAAAA